CCAAGTGGGACAGTTTCACAATTGGTTGACTCCGCATCAGGCATACACCCAAGACACTCACCGCATTACATAAGAACTGTAAGAGGTGATAACAAAGATCCACTAACACAGTTTATGAAAGATCAGGGTATTCCAAGTGAAGCTGACTTCATGAAACCAGATCAAACAACTGTGTTTTCATTTCCAGTTAAAGCTCCTCAAGGAGCAATAGTCACTGACAATGTCTCAGCTATTGAACAACTAAATACATGGTTGATGTATCAAAGACATTGGTGTGAGCATAAGCCAAGTGTAACAATTAATGTAAGAAAGGATGAATGGTTTGAAGTAGGTGCATTTGTTTACGAGCACTTTGATGAGATGTCTGGGGTAAGCTTCTTGCCTTACAACGAACATACTTATCAACAAGCTCCGTACCAGTGGTGCACAAAAGACGATTATAAAAAATTATCTAAAGTAATGCCAAAAAGTATTGACTGGGCAAAGCTTTCAGAGTATGAAAAAGAAGACACTACTGCAAGTAGTCAGACCTTTGCTTGTACTGGTGACGTTTGTGAAATCGTAGATATAGGAGCATAATATATGCAACCAGTTAGAAAACAATTTAATCGTGCTTTATATGAGGCTTATGATACTCAGGCTAAGGATGCTCTTACAGCATACCTTACAAAGAAAGATCATGTGCTAGTCAACACAGAAGAAAATTACCACGTTGATATAATATCTCAGAAGCATGGGTTTACCTACTTTAATGAAGCTGAAGTTAAAGTAGCTTGGGATGGTGATTGGCCTGAGCATTGGAAAGAGATTAGGATACCAGAACGTAAGCAACGATTACTTGATAAGTATCAAGGTGAGAACGGTGTCCTAAACTTTTATGTCTTTCGTAAAGATCTTAAACAAGCTTGGCGTATTCGAGACTACTTACTAACTAAAGAGAGTCTTAAAGAAGCTAAAGGTAGATATATTAGAAAAGGTGAACTATTCTTTCACATTCCATTTACAGATGCGGAGTTAATAATACTATGATAAATTTTGATGATGCTATGGCAGAGCTGTCTGATACTATAACTATAACTGACGATAGCCCTACTACTTTGACTATGAATACTAGCTATGATCCAGTAAGTAAACCTCAACACTACGGTCAAGGCACAATAGAATGTATAAAATATATAGAAGACTTCTTGACAGATGAGGAGTTAATAGGTTACTATAGAGGTAATATTGCTAAGTATCTTCATAGATGGCGATATAAAAATGGTGTACAAGATTTGGAGAAAGCACAATGGTATTTAAGCGCACTGGTTCAGCTTCAAAATCGAAAGTAGCTAAACCTTTTAATCAGGGTTATAAAGGTTTCTTAATAGGAAACCTAACGAATCCCTATGTTCGCAACACTAAAGAACATAGGGACTGGGAGTTTGGCTTTAACAAAGCCTACTTCAAAAACAAGGAGCAAGTACTTGACAAAGAGTCTCGAAGAGGAAGCTAAGAAATTTGCTCGACAGAAACATAAACCTGCAACTGTTAAGGAACTAACACCTAGATTATACTTAGCAGGTCAAGCTATGGGTGGCTTTCTTGCAGCAGGTAGACAAACTTGGCGAATGCAAGAGATTAAAAAAGCGTCTTATGATTGGGCAGACTATATGTTAGAAGATGATACATAAAAAAAAGAGGGGGCGTTTAGCCCCCTTTTGTTTTAGTCTAAGTTTAAATCTCCGTAGAATATGTCATCGTAGCTATCAACTAGACTTTGTATCTGTAACAGTTGTTGGAGACCACCCTCCTCTTTTAGTAGATCTTCTATATTACCCTCAATACCTAAAAACTTCATAACGTTTCTAACCTCTTTTTTATTCTTACCTGAAAGAGTTCTTAAAACATTTATACTTTTAGGCATACCTGTTTTTACAATATCGGTTACATCTTCTTTTACTTTTTCAGATATTGTATCTAATATTTTTTGTTGACTTGCTAACGGCAGTCTAAAATAATCTGGATTCTTTTTTAGGTATTCTAAAGACCTTGTCTCAAAGAACGGAGCTGCTAATGCATCCATTTTGTTTTTAATCTCTGCAGGTCCATCAAAACGTACTGACTTCCAATAAGGTCTACCTGCTGCGTTCATCATTTTTTCTATAAGATTTGGTACTTGTAATGTTCTGTTGCCAAGTATCTGTTTTCCTATATCTGGGACAAACTGTCTACCTCTTGTTGGGGTAGCACGTCTAGGTAAACCCTCATCTGTACCTCCAATAACGTTATTGATATAACGTAGCATTTGATTTTGAGTTTCTGCACCCTGTCTTCGATCAGGGTTCATCTCTGAATCTGATACCATACCCCAGACTTGGTTAATAGGATCTAGTGGTCGTGACGCACCTTGAACAACTCTATTTCTAGCTCCACCTAACATATCTTCTAAAGGTTGAAAGTTACCTTCTATGGCTTGTTCACTTGCATAGATAATAGTTTGACCTGTTTCATCAAGATCTCTTACAGCTTGTCCACCTACTTGCACTGCAAGTTCTTTCCAGAGATCGGGTGGAACTTCACTCCATTTCCAATTATTATCTTGACCTAAACCGTGAGCACCAATCTGTGAGAGAAGTCTCATCGTTGAAACAGGCCAGTCATAAGTTTTATCTTGAACACTACCGTCAGGCTGCATGTCCTGATTATAAGCTAGATTATTTTCTATACGATCTTTACCACCACCTGTTACATAAATACCTGTTGCAATAAGAGACCAACCTGCAGCCATTTTACCTAAAGATTCTGCACCCTCACGAGTTGCAAAGTCTAACTCTTTACCAGACACCTTTTTTACACCAAATCTCAGAGCATTTATACCAACTAGATCAGACATAGTTGCTACCGTAGTATTTAAAAAACTACCGAAGGGAACTATAAAACCTAAAGGTGTTCTGTTTGTAAATGCTTCGATACCTTTTGCCCAAGTTCTAGCAGAAAGTAAAGATTCTTTTCCTGGCAGTGTAGACCAATTAACAGAAGCTGTTTCTCTTAATGTACGAAATGCTGCTTTATCTAGCACGTTGTTTTGAAATCTGTCAGATGCCATCTCGACAGCAGAAAAGTTAGCTTTCTTTGGATCAAAAAATTGTTCAAATGTCATACCGTATTCACGCATGATTGCTTGATTTAAATTTGTACCAAAAGCCCAACGCTTAGTTAGCTCGTCTTGTAGCCTAACCATAGTTAATGTTTGAGCACCCTTAGTTACAGCATCAAGACCTTTAAATGCTAACATCTCTGCTTCTTCTGATCCCTCAAGAACACTACCTGGTTTACGTTTGATCTTATCTAAATTAAAATCAGACAAAGCATCACGTACACCACCATCACCAGAGACATCTCTAAATAATTTTTCAGCTACTTTAGGGTTTAAAGAAAGTATTTTGTCAGCATACTCCATAGGTATGTCTGGAGATAATACATCAACTCCTCTACGGACAGCACCGACAGCAGAGCCATAAGATCTATTCATATATTTTTCTGCAGCTTCTTTATTACCTGTTAATTTATATATACCTGATTGACCAAGATTAATTGCTGCTGTAAAAAAATCTGCAAGACTGTTAATACTTACAAGTTGTGTAAAACCTTTTACGTTTGCACCAGTTGTAGCTAGGTGAGATGTAAGAAGTCTTTTGTAAACAGACATTATATATTGAACTCGTTTAGGATCATCGGGTGTTTTAGTCTTACCACCTGCTATTGCTACAGCATCTTTTATATCTACTCCAGATTTTTCTAAACGACTTAGGTGCGATGGTAGCCACAAGCTTTCACCTGAAAGACTAGCTTGACGTGCAAAGTGTGAGGCAAGACTTACTGGTGTAACGTTATCTCCAGTTATAACTATACCATCTTCATCCATAAAATTTAATTTATACCCAGTATCCTTCTCAAACTTTTTAACTATTTGTTTAACTTTAGGGACTGAAAGAAATTTAATACTTTGACCAAATACTCCTGATATTCCAATTCTTCTACCAGTTTTTTTATTTACTTCTTCTAGCATAGATTTATGAACAACAAACCCTGCTTCTTTTAAGGCTTGATAATAACCTTTTGTTTTACCGTCTGGGTTTCCTAAAAAGAAATATTGAAAGAAAGCATTTGTTACTTCGTCATCTGAATATTTTTCATTACGTATTGCTACACGTTCTTTTGCCTTCTCTCTAAACTTAGGCCAAGCTAGAAAATCTTTTGTACTACCTTTTATTAAACCAAAGTTATCATCAACAGCATCAATAAGAACTTTCTTTTTTACTCGTTTACGAAGTGCTTTTTTAGCTTCTTCAGCTCCAATCTTAAGAAGGTTTTCATCAAACTCTTTGTAAGCTAGAAACTGCGGTGCTATATCACTCTTACGAAACTCTTTAACAGAAACACCTATAGTTTTTAATGCAGGTATAACGACAAGAGCACCTGCTGCTGCAAGTGCTGTTTGAGCTGCTTCATATTCTTTTTGAACACCTACGTCAATAAGTTGAGCTTGGTAAGCAACGTCTACTCCTGCACCTATTATAGCATCTGCTGTAGCATACGGTAGAGTAGTAGCAACAGCTTTTCCTACGTTACCTAAAGCTGTCTTTTTAGCTACGCCTTTTTTAACTTGCTGTTGATAAGCCTTAGTCATAAGATTACGTGCCACTGCACTACTTGCTTTAGTCGCAGTAAAACCAAACAACTTACCTAAACCTAAAGAAAGTATTGTTGATGGATCGTAAACAGCAGACTTACTGTAATCCCAAATGGCATCTCCCATTTCTGCCCAAGAACCTTCACCTGTAAAGGCATTGTCCATCTGATCAAAGAGGAGATAACCTGCCCCAAGTTTTACCTTAGTACTATCATCAGACGACATACCGTATGCAATCTCGTTACCTGTTGTAACTGTCTGACCTCCAGCAAAAGAACGTTGGTAATTTTGCCACACTTCAAAAACTTTATTATTACTCATTTCACGATAGTCTTGAGAAGATAGTCCACCTATTGCACCACCTGTTAATCCAGTGGCGCCACGTCTAGCTTTAGTAAGAACACCACCTGGAGTAAATCTAGCTTCCAGGTTAGAACGAATAACTTCCATAAGACGATCATCTGTTAAGATATCCTCTTTAGTCAGCTTACGTCCGTACTCTGCAAAAATATTTTCTATATCAACATACGAAGAGTTGTCAATTCCTTGAGGCACTATAGGAGACTGAGTAGTAACCTTGTCTAATTTGATAGGTTCTTCAAAGTCTCCCTCTATAACTATAGGTGGCTCAGAATTTTTATCGCCTATAATTATTGGATCTTCAAATTGCTCTGCCATTTAGCCACCAATTCTAATTTTATTACCAGTCTGCCCATTAATTACAGTATCACCTACTTTTAATATTCCAGCGGCAGCTAAACTTTCAGCAACTGCTCTGTTAGGGACAGTTATTTCTTGACTGGCAGCATTTAATAATGCAGGATTAATAGGAGCTTCTTTAAAGTTAGGATAAGAATCTTGGAGTGTTTTGGTATAAGCTGTACCATATAGACCTGCTAACGGTGTTACATTGTCATCACTATAAGATTTTATAGCACCATCAATCTCTACTTTTCTGTTTGTTAGCCAACCATTTTCAGCTATTTGATCTGGTGTAAGATTACCATTTTCAGACAAAGATATAAACTCAGCTATTTTACTTTTAACCATACCTAACTCAGATTGAGCACGAGTCAGATTACCTGCAATTGCTCTTTTTTCAAATCTGTCTAGATCCTCTAAAGATGGTCTTTCTACAAAAGCAGGTTCAGGAAAGAATACAGAGCCAGGGTCTGTTGACTGTGATT